GAGCGTTCGATGCCCGAGTCACAGAATGGTTTCAAGATGGTGGACATCTCCTTCCGCGAATCCGTTTAAGGGCGTGAAACCCCGTGGACTCCAACGCTCTATGGGCTGAAAAATACTTCCCCCGCTGGCACGCGATGCAGGCGAGGGAGAACGCGCTGCGCGAGCAGGCGTTTATTGAGTGGAGTTCGGTGGTCTGCGGCGAGCGCATCCGCCAGATGACTCTCGGCGATATGCTGATGCTGCAAGGTCTCGGCAACCCCTACGTCGCCGGCGATGCCTACCCCGAGGCCGTGGACGTAATGCAGTTTCTCTGGGTGCTCTCCGTCGAGAATAAGGGCAGTCGGCTCCGCAAGTGGTATCAGCGCCGCAAGCTGATCCAGAGAGTGGCTCAAATCAAAGCCGTGGACCCTTTGGCGGAGTGCGGCACGCAGATTGATGCCTACATGGCCGACACCTTTCAGGACGCGCCCAAGGGCAGCAAGTCCGACCGCCGGCCCCTCGGCGTCTGCTTCATGGCCTCCATGCTCACCAGGCTGGCCTCTGCGCTTGGTCCCCACGATCCCGCCACCGGCGAGGTCTGGGCTCGCTCCCCGCTCGCCCGCATTTTCCAATATCTCAAAGCCATCCGGGCCAACGAAGCCGAGGGTGAGTTCAAGGACTCGTCGCCATCCGACAAGGTGATGAGCGACTGGCTCGAAGAGATTAACCGCCCCGCCGCTTAACTTTTACCCACATGGCCTTTTTCTCAGAAATCAAAGCACGCCTCGGGCTCGACATCACGCCCTTTGAGAAAGGCTTGTCGCAGGCACAGGGTTCGCTGGGCAAGGTGGTAGACGGTGCGGCTGGCAAGCTGGGCAACCTAAAGAACGTAGGCACAACGCTTGCAACTGCGGTTGGGTTCAATCTTCAGAGCATAGCCGAAGGTCTGGCCCGCATGGTCGTAGGCTTTAGTAAAGCGCAGGAAGCTGCGTTGCTTGAGCTAGTTGAAAGCTCAAAGGCCGCAGCAGACGACCTCGCTAAAATTGCCTCAAAAAGACAAGGAAATGATGACCCCGCCACACGTATCAAGAATCTTGATAGAGAGGCTGAATCGTTGCGCCAGCAGGCCACATCCCGAACAAAATTAACCACATCGGAAAAGCTAAGTATTATCAATCAAGAGGGAATTATTGCCGGAATTGCGCAAATAATAGCAGAAGAGAACAGCATGGAAAAGGCAAAGGCAGCGGCTCAAAAGCGGCTTGGCGAAATCTCTCGCGAACAATTAAAGGCAAACGATGAGATTAAGGAGGCCGCGTCGAAGAAAGAGAAGGAAGACGCAAAGGAGATCGACACCGCAGCCAAAGCCACTGCCAAAGTCCGCGAGGATGCGCTAGATAAAACACTCACCCTTGAAGAGCAAATACTAGCTGCGAAAGACAAGGTAAACGAGAGCGAGCAGGAAGCGTATGAATCTAAAGCTGGGATTGAGAGCGCAAACGCCGAACTTACTCTTGCACAAGATAGGGCTAAATTGGCGGAGTTAGAGCGCCAAAAAACCAAGAAACAAACAGACGCCGAAAAACAGCAGCAAGAAGAACTTGATTCCGATGAAAAAGATTTTATTGCCAAGCGCACTGCCGCCGAAAAGAAACGCACCGACGAACTTAAAGACCAGCTAAAGACCCTCAAAGACCAAAAGACGACCATTGAGCAGACGCTGGCCGCGCAAGCCAAAAGCGCGAAGGCTAGCATAGAGGACATCGTGAGCGGCAAGCGCCAGGTGGGCGGCACCACAAAGGCCAACGCCCAGAAGCTCCTTGCCGCCAGATCCGAGGAGCAGCGCCGCATTGATGCTGTATCACAAGCTGAAGATACGCTCGCCAATAGTGGTAAGGGATTAACAGGAGCCGCGCAAAAAGACGCTCAGGCCGAGCTCGACCGCCGCAAAGCTGCGCTCGCCGCAACTCAAGGCCGCAAAAGCAACCTAGAGGGTGCGCTTAAAGACAAGACCTCCGAGACATTCGCCGCTGAACAAGTTGCCGAGCTAAAGAATGTCGTCGCCGAGATAATTAAAACTAACCAAGCTCTTGCCCCCACTTCAATCACTTCCAACACATGAGCGTTACCTCCGTTACCTTTTACCCCGGCGCCGGCGTGGCATTTACTGCGGTCGCCACCGTTGGCCCCATCGAGTGGATGGACCCGCTGCCCAAGCAGTCCGCGCCGGTCATGTTCCGCCAGCAGTTCATGCAGGCCATCGGCAGCTTTTCCGCGCTTGCCCTCAACACCCCGCACCCCACCGCCACGACTTATCTCCTCGTGCGTGAAGGTGAGTTCTCGGCCATCGGTGGCGGCGTGCAGAAGTTCAACCGCTACTACGCCACCACGCCACCGCAGCGCGTGGAATATAGCACGATGGCCGCGACGTTTCCAGGCTACTCCACCGGAGTTATTGGCCGCACGCCACTGAACTGCGTTGCGCCCGTCAAAATCACTTACGATTACTACTTGCTCGGCTCGGTCCCGACGCTCGGCTCCGAGTCCCGCCTCACGAACGTTTACGGGCTTAATCAGCCGCTGCTTTCCGACATTTACGTGGCAAACTCAGGCTATTTCGCCACGGCGTCTGCGCCGTCCTACGACGCCTATGTTGCGCTCGTGGTTGCGGACGGCACATCGTCGTCTTTCTCCCTCACCGCTGAGGCGCAATCACTCGAACAATGGGAAGGTAATTTTCACGTTAGAAAGACGGTGAACATCAAGGCCAAATGAGTGCGAAGATTACACCTATCACGACCGCGCCCGCTGCGTTTACCGGCATCGTTGAAAAGGTCAATGAGGTCATTGCAGCGAATCCACCGTTGCAGGCGGGCAAGGGGATTGCGATTACGGATGCGAAAGAGAATCGCATGATCTCAATTAAGCTCACCGCTGACGACATAAATCAGGCGCTAGGCATCACGCGATTGCCGTTTACAATCTACGCGGCACAGTCAGGCGGCACGCTAAAGGTTGGCATCCAAAACGGCACCGTAAACACAATAAGCCCCACCTTTACGGGCTCGTCACCATCCGGCGAATTAAATGATATTCCGCCGCCTTTGCTCACGATTACGGCGACGCGCTATTTTTGGCTTAAATGTGTCGGCACATTTGGTTCGCCCGATACCTACGTGGTGACGGTTGAGAGCAACGGCACCGGCACCGTTCCCGCCGCCGAGTCTATTAGCGCAACCGGCTTCACGAGCTATCTTTATATTGGTGATATCACAGTCGCGGGCGGCGCGATTACTGCACCGCCCAACCAATACCTTTTCTCGTCCCTCTACTGTGAAAGCTACGGCAATGTTAACTTGTGGTCTGCTACATCGTAAGACATGATCCGCACGATTAGACTTTTCGGCTTCCGCTCGCTTTCATTAGCCATTTCATCTCAAAACTTCTTTCAGTCTAGCTTTGGAATGGAAGCGCCGCCCTTTTATTCATCGGTCGCGATCTCTGTTCGTATATGGGGAACGAATACCACAAGCGGAGTCACGGACTCATTAGATGAAACTCAGTCTATCACATTTACTCGCATTCCGTGGCAATGGGTTGGGGGCTCGTCTCAATCGGGGATTAATAATTTACTTCCCGATTTCAACGGAGGTGTTTTAGAGTCGGGACCTGGAATTTTACAAAAATACGGCGAAGCATGGTGCATTATGAATAGTGGTGGTGTTGCGACCCTTGCCGAGGATGAATGCTTCATTCGTGTCCTTGGCGGCGATGTCGCCCGGAACGGTAGCGGAATCGCGATAGCTGGCGGCAACCCCTACTTGCCCAACGCGAAAGAGCAACGGCTAAAGATAGACATTCCGCCGTCCACTAATCGCATATATACCGTAAACCGCACGGGCGGGCCGCCATCAACCTACGACATTACAGTTGGTTTTTTAGCGCCGGAATTTATTGCAGACCCTTCCGTTTTAATACCCGCAGGCGGGCGCGGCGCTCTTACGCTTTGGGGCCTTTCCGGGACCATAGATGCTACGGCATGGACGGCGGCGCGTTGGCGCGATTATCGCGGCGCTCACGCCTTTCCTTCGGTAGCCTTCGAAATAATCGGCAAGACGGGTTTTTTCTATCAAGCGACAGTTACGATTTCCTAGTTGTTCTGCACGATCCAGCCGCGTGCGAGCCCAAGACGGCGCCGAAATCATCACCCACGTAGTCTCCGGAGAACTACAAAACACCGCCTACCGCGGCTGGTAGACGAAGCAAAATCATAGGTAACACGACGGATTTCTTCGCTCAAACGTCGCCCTGCCGTCCGCGTAACGCTCCGCTGCGTTGCTCGCCGTGTAGGTCGCATCCATCGGCACCGACGAGTCAAAGTAAGGGTGGACGTGGCGGAACTTGAGCCGCTCGCGGGCGTCGATCACCACGCCATCCCGCCACGCCCGGTGAGAGAACTCGTTGTCAGAATACACCGACAGATACTCAGGCGAGAACAGCGTGCCGCCTTCCTGCCGCTCTAAGCGAGCGCGGGTCAAGATGGCCATGCAGAGCAGCGAGTCGGTGCGGTTGCCGTCGCTGACGGCCAGCACCCACTCGAGTGAGGTGTCGCCGATCTCAGCGAGGATTGCAGCGTCCCAGCCATACGAGGGAATCCAGTCATCCGACAACTGCACCAGCACATCCCCAACCGCCACCTTCGCCGCTGCGTTCCATGCCCGCACGCACGAGCCGGGCTCGACCACCACGCTGCGGAACTGCTTTGCCAGCTCAACGCTCGACGCATCGTCGGAATCTACCGCGAGGATATGCTCCACCGCTGCCGGATTCGCCGCCATGCCAAGCCAACGCTCGCGGCACTCCCACGCCGCCTGAGCCCGCCCTCGCGTGGCGTGAAGCAGCGAGATCCGCACGCCCAGCCGCTTCTCTGGCTCATAGCCATTGAGCCGGGCAATGCGCTCGGCCAGATCCAGCCCCGCCCATCCATACCATTTGGCCTCGTAAGACCAAGGCCGGCGGTGGGCCGGTGGCTCGGGCAGCGCGAGCATCGCCTGCACGCAGTCCCTTGCCCGCTGGTGGTTGCCGAGCTCAAGGTTAGCCGCAATCAGCGCAGCCAGCGGTTCGCGCAGGTGCGGGTTCTCGGCAAAAGCCTGACCAAGCCAAGGCAGCGATTGCTGCGGCGTCTCGGCCATGCGGCCAAGGTTCATCAAGATCTCAAACCGAAACGAATCGTGGAGGTTCGGCATGGAGAGCGCAATCTCGCCAAACTCCCGCGCCTTGGCTTTCGACTTCGCGTAGTAGTGCTCTTGGTGGACGTAGAAAAGCTGGCTCGCCGCATCACGGAGCTGGTTGCTCAGGATGCGAAGGTTGCGCGCATGGCTCATCGGCTTCTCCGCCACCGGCGCGTGGCGCCAGACCGGCGTTGCGAAATTATGCCGGCGGTCGGTCGGCTCGCAGCAGAAGTTCTCATGCACCGCATAAACCCAACGCCGCCCCGCATTCCAGATCTTGCGCGAAATTAACCGCTCCCGCATCGGCGACTTGTTCGTGCCTGGCACGTCGTAAGGGAACAGCAGAAGGTCGGCGTCGGTGGTCTCCACGCAGGCCCGCACGCCCTCGATGCCCACCGCCACGTCGTCGGCGTCGCACCACATCAACCAGTCGCCGCTGGCCTGCGCGAAGCTGGCGTTACGCGCCGCGGCAAAGGAGTCCACGTGGTCCCAGTCCGCTGCGGTCGGTCCGTTTTTATATTCAGAAAACACGAACGTTTTTCCATTCGCCGCGCACCAGTCCGCCGCGGTCGCTGCGGTGTCATCGGCTGCGCGGTTTCCGCAGGCCCGCACCAACGAGAGCTGGTCAAAGGCTGGGCCGAAAGAGTTGAGGCAGGCGAGGATATGCGCCGCCTCGTTGCCGACGATCATGCAGAGGGAGATTTGGGACATATCCGCCCCCGCCCGTAAAGTTTTACGAACCGCCCTTTTTAATATGGCGATGGCAAACCCTTTTATCGGTCTTGATTCGGCGACGCTCACCACGCTAAAAACGCAGGCCGTCGCCTGCTTGTCTGCCATCCTCACCAACCAGAGCTACTCCCTCAACGGGCGCAGCCTCACACGCGCCAATCTTAACGAGGTAAAGGACATGGTGGGCCAGCTCCAAGCCGCGCTTGACATCTCTAGCGGCACGACCGCCGAGACGACCTTCGTGAGTTTTAACAGCCCGAACACCTGGTAACCATGGAACGTCCCGACATCGCTGGTCTCGTGCAGAATCAGAACGCTTTTGAGCGTGCGCTCGGTGCCATCGCACCGGGCTGGGCGACGCAGCGTCTGCGCTCTCGCATCGAGAAGCACCTCTTTGAGTATCAGGCCGCGCAGGCCAATCGCCTGTTCAATCCCCGCACCAACGAAGCACCGAGCGAAAGTCCCAAGACCATTCGCGAGCGCAAGGTGATGATGTTTGAGGCCCGCGACCTCATCGCCAATTTCTCTGCCATCGCTGGCGTTCCTGAGAAGTTCGCGCTCAACTGCACGCCCAACGAGTGGAGCCCCGCTACTGGTGACCGCGACTACGACCGCGCCATTGCCGACTACTTCCACGCTTGGTGCAAGAAGGCCGACGTCACCGGTCGCCACAGCTTCCGCCAGTTGATTGGCATGGCGCTGCAAATGCGGCCCGTGGACGGCGACTGCGGCTTTGCGCTGCGTAAGACCGCTGAAGGACTTCGCCTGCAACTCGTCCCCGCCGACCTAATCGGCAACCCCGCCGAGATCTCGAACTTTGACAAATACATCGACGGCATCGTGGTCGATGATTTTGGAAAGCCGGTTGCTTACCGCGTATTCCAGCGCGACCGCAACGGCTCTTACTCAAACCCGGAGGACGTCCCCGCCCGCGCCTTCTGCCATTATTTCGATCCTTTCCGCGCAGACCAATACCGCGGCGTCACCGAGTTCCACGCCGTCATCAACACCGCCCGGATGCTCAAGGGCATCCTCGATGCCGAGCAGGTCGGCGTGCGCTTTGCCTCCCAGCAAGCCGCGTTGGTTTTCAACGAGCGCGGGTCCGCCTCGCCGCGGCAAGCCTTCAGCGCCGCCCCTTCGCTGACCCTTGAAAACGGGCAGCAGCGCAAGGACGAGTTGTCCGAGATGGGCATGATCAAATACTTCAACACCTCCGACAAGGTGGAGGTGATGCCGTCGCGCCCGTCGTCCGCCTTCACCGGCTTCGTCGAGCATCTGATGGACGAGATTGCGATGGGCCTCGGCATCCCCGGTGGCGTGCTCTTCGGCACCCAAGGCTACAAAGGCCCGAACGTCCGCGCCGAGTTCGCGCAAGCGGATCGCGTCTGGGACCGTCACCGTGGCGTGCTTTCCGACAAGGTGCTCGACCCAATAAAGAACGACGTGATTCTGATCGCCATCGCCGAAGGCGAGATTCCCGCCCCGCCCGCGAAGGCTGGCGAGACCGAGGTGCAAGCCCTCCGCCGCGCCCTTCGTGGTGAGTGGCGTTGGCCCGCTCGGATGTCGATTGACGTGGGCCGCGAGTCCACCGCCAACCTCAACGAAAACCGCCAGGGCATTAAATCTGGCCAGCAGATCGCCGCCGAGACCGGATACGATTACGAGGACACCCTTGAGCAGCTCGCCATCGAGGCTGCAAAAGTCTCAGAGCTTGCCGCCCGCTACAAGGTGCCAGAGACCGCCATCCGCCTAACCACTTCCTCGTTGCCCTCCACGCCTTCCGCCGCAGCCGCCTCTGGCTCGCAGGTCGGTGCAGCCGCCGCCGAGGCATCGCAGGCCGCCATAGCACCCAGCGCAAGCCGCTCTGCCGATATTTCCGCCGAGCTTGCCAACCTCAATGGCGCGCAGGTCACCGCCGTGCTTTCGGTCCTCGAAAACCTCCGCGCTGGCGAGATCACCCCCGACACCGCCAAGGAGTTCATGCTCTCCGCCGGCATGGCGCAGGAATCCGCCAAACGAGTCGCGCAGGCCGTCTCTGCTCTGCCGCCCGAGCCCTCCGCCACCACGCCCGCCGCCATGCAAGCGCACCTCGACGTGGCCAAGGGTCTCGCCCACCGCAACACCGCCGGCGTCAGGAAGCTCGGTAAAGAGGTCACCGAGCTCAGCATTTTTAACGATCTTCTCTCTGGTTTCACCGACGCAAACAAATGACGCCCCAACTCAAGAAGATTGCCGAGTGCCTCAGCGAGTCCAACGCCCGCGAGATCAAGCTGGCTCGTTGCCTAGCTGAGTCGCTCAAGCGCATCCAGTCGCTGGAGACCAGCGGCGGTAAGCAGGCCAAGGTTATTGAAAAACAGTTCAATCAGGCGTTGCGTGGCGTTGCCGAGGCATTGGCAAAGGAAGGGAGCGAGACCGCAGGCGCACTCACGCAGCGCATTGACGGCATCGCGCAGGCGTTGCCCGTTGAGCTTTCCGCCGTTCGCAGCGAGATCGAGACGGTGCGCGAAATGGCCGCAAAAACCACCGGGACCGCAAACATCGCCGCCGCCGAAATCGCGCAGCGCATGACGGAAATCGAGGCCAATTTCCCCGCTCAAATCGCCGCCCTCAAAACCGAGTTTGCGACCCCCGCCGCGCAAGCCGCCGCCCCCCAATCCTTCAACCCTCGCGGAGCCTACGAGCCCGGCGAGAAATACAAGCCCTTCGATTACGTCTCCTCAAACGGCTCCTCCTACATCGCCCTCGTCGAAAACCCCACCCAGCCGCCGTCTAAAAAGTCAAAGCAGTGGATGCTGGTTGCGGCACGTGGTGCGGGTGGTGGTGGAGTGACCGGCCTCGGCACCGCAGCGTATCGTGATGTCGGGCAGGCGGCGGGCAACGTGCTGGAGTTGAGCGGGCCGGGGGCGGTGACGATTGATTCTGTTAATGCGACGGACCTAGGTGCGTCGAATGCGCTGACAATCGGCGTTACTGAGTTTGTTAGCGGGGGGGCCGGTAGTGTAACAGGGCCAGCCGTATCAGGCACCCTCGCCCTCCTATCCCAAGTCGGCGACCGCTACCTGACCAGCTCGACCACCTCGAACACGATTAGCAACGGAGCCAAAACCTTTACCGTTGGCACGGGCCTCGCCTACACGCCGACGCAAGACATTACCATCGTTTTTAATGCGAGCAACCATATGCACGCATCGGTGACGAGCTACAACTCGGCGACGGGTGCGTTGGTGGTGGACGTAAACCACAACACAGGCACCGGCACTTACGCAGTCTGGACGGTGAACGTCGGTGGCATCGGTGCTGGTGCGATCCCGAGCGGCGGCACGACTGGTCAGGTGTTGGCGAAACTTTCCAACACCAACTACGACGACGCTTGGGTGACTCCCACCGCCGCCACCACGACCACGGCTGGCACGGTGCCAGGCATAGGCACAGCCGACACGGCAACAACAAACGCCCTTACCGTTGCTGATTATCTTTTAGTTCCCCCAGCGATTATGGCTTGGGAGCGTGTAACGGCTGCAGTTACTGGCAGTGGAACAAGTGAAGGTAATTCTGGCATTTATTACGGTGTTGGAACGGGTGTCACGGCTTCTTCAACTTCGCGCGTTGATTCAAACACAAGCTCAGGAGACCCGTGGTATTTTGGCAACTATAACGCTGGAAACTTCGGCGCGACCGACCGCTACATAATCAACGGGATATTCTTACGAATGTCCAACACCTCCACGGGAGTCTGGCGGTTCGGTATCGGCAAAACTCACGCTGGTGCGGTCGGGCAATGGACCGAGGCCGGATTCGGATTTGTATGCAAAAACCTCCGACTGTGGAGCTTCACGCACAACGGAACTACCTATACGGAAAACGACACCGGGGTGGATATTCCGAGCGGAGAAATACAAATGCAGTTTTGCATACTACGCACCTCAACTGCGCATTTGTTTTACCTCAATAGAACCCTCGTTGCAACTCACACCGCAACAGGGTATGCCAACGGCAGATTTATCCGTATTGAGGCTGAAAACGGAGCAAACTCAGCGGCGCAGCGGATGCGTATTTCACCTGTCACTTTAAGATTCCTATGATAACCGCCCTTGACATTGCTGATGCCCTGAACCTTACCGGAGTTACCTTTACCGTTGAGGGAGGACGCGCTAGCATCACTGCCAACGAGACGGTTACCGAGGCTATGCAATCTCGCGTGCGGGCTTGGTATGCTGCGGGTGAAGTTTCCAGCCTTATAAACCTAGACGCCGACCTCTTGCTGTCCCGCTTAACCGCTGCCGAGAAGGAAGCCCTTTTTACCGCTCGTCGCTCGGTCTGGCAGGTAGATTATTTCCTAACCCGCGCAGCTACCACGGGCATCATCTCAACCGCCGATGCCGACCTGCCCGCCGCGCAGGCGATGTTTGCCCAGCTTGGGATTATCGCTGCCGACCGCTGGACCGATCTCCTAGCACCATGAACCGCGACGAACAAGACGCCATCCAGTTCCTCGTCTCCGTCGTTGTCATCGGCGTCGGGGTGATGGCCGGCATCTGCACGCTGTTTTTCCACCTACTCACATGAACCCCACCTTCGCCCTCCTCGCTTTGCTTGCGCTGACCGGATGCTCAACCTCACGCGCCCCCGCTCTGCGGCCCGCGGTGGTTTCTGCGCCCGTAGTGGCCAGCCAGGAGGGCAAGGACCGCACCGTGCTCTCGGAGGCCGAGCAGATCGACGCCATCGCCCCCGCAGCCAAACCCCACACCGACGCCCAACGCGCTGCGGTTGCGGCTGCGCCAGCGGCAGACGTATCCCGGCTGGTCAATGCACTTGAGGCCGAGGCGGCGCAGCTCCGCAAAGAGATTGCGACCCTCACCAAAGAACGCGACGAGGCACGCAACCAGACCGACCGCACCATCATCATCGGTGGCTACGCACTTGCGGCGTTGCTTGTCGCTGGCGGAGTTGCCACCTTCTTTCTCATGGCCCAGCTCGCCTTCTTGGGGCCGCGCATTGGCTACGCGCTGATCGGTGCCGGCGGCTCGATCTTCGTCATGCTCCAAGCCTACCAGTGGACAAAAGCTCACCCGTGGGTGACTGGTGCCACGCTGCTCTTTCTCGTCGCCGCCGGTGCCTTCGCCGCAGCCAACCAGATCCACGCTAAAGAGTCCACCGCATGACCACCATCAAAACCATCCTTGCAGACCTTCTCGCAGACCGCGCCGTGCAGCTCGGCACTGGCACCAGCTCGCTGAGCCTATTCGGTGCGTCGCAGCTCACTGCGCCTCCGGTGTGGGTCGGGCAGGCCACCACATACATCGGCCTTTATGCCGCGGTGGTTGGTGGGCTATCGGCGACCGCCACTCTGGTTTACGTCATCCTCAAAATCCGCCGCATCGTGAAAAGCCCGGTAGTCGTGGAGAACGATTAAAAACGCATGAAATCCAAACCGCGTCGGTTTATCGTTGCCTCAGATAACCACGGCGACATGGCCGACGCCACAGCAACCGAGGCGCTGTTCGCCTTCATTGAGGACTACAAGCCGGAGATCCGAATCCATGCCGGCGACAACTGGGATTTCCGCAACCTCCGCAAAGGCGCAAGCGACGACGAGAAAGCTGCCAGCCTAGAGGATGATTGGGATTGGGGTGCTCGGTTCCTTGAGCGGTTTTTCAAGGGCGGAACGACCAAGGTTTTTTTAAGAGGCAATCACGACGAGCGCCTCTGGGATTTTCGCGAGTCCGCAACCGGCCTTTTGCGCGACTACGCTGCCGATGGGATCAAGCGGGTCGAGGGCATGATCAAGCGCCTCGGCGCGACAATGCTGCCCTACGATGCGGAGCTTGGCATCTATGAGCTCGGCAAGCTGACCGTGATCCACGGCTACCATTGCGGTGTCGGTGCGGCCCGCGCTCACGCCAACATTTACGGCAACACAATCTTTGGCCACGTGCACACCATTGAGTCCGCACCGGTCGCCAGCCGCGAGCCAGCCGAGGCCCGCTCCATCGGGTGCCTCTGCCGCCGCGACATGGGTTACATCAACCGCAAGACCGCCAAGCTCCGGTGGGCTCAGGGCTGGGCCTACGGCGTGCTGTTCGACGACGGCACCTACCAGCTTTTCCAGACCCGCAACATTGGAGGACGATTTTATGCCGCTACCGAAATCAAAAGCTACTAAACCCAACAGTTGGGCCGCGTTGTTTGCGGCTGAACTTAAAGGCCGAGAAACCTTGTTCCCTGCGGACGCCAAATCTAAAGAAGAGATCATGACCATGCGGAAAGGAATGGGGATATGTTCTTCCCCTTGTCAGACGCATCGGTTTCTAAAAAAAGAAATGGAAGCGGGAAGGCTCAAAATGCTCACGGGGCGAGTGCTGGACAAAGACGGCAAACTGCAACACGCCGCCCGCTACGTCATCGTCTCCTGATGCGTATTGAGATCACAGTCGAGACGCGAAGCGGCGAGACTGGCAGCGAGCGCAATTACGTGTATGCCTGTGATCTTCCCGACAAAACTACATTTGAAACTATTGAGGCCCACGTCTCCAACGTCGCCCGGCTGCTCGACCGCCAGGCGAGCGAGGCGCTTGATGAAGACGACGACGACGAGGACGAGTGGAAGGCTACGGCGTAGCAGGCGGATTTTATCGCGCAAATAAAAGATGCGATAAGCAAGCGACTGAACGCGACTTGCAAAAGATGTCGCACAAATAGATGCAGATTCTTTTCTTTTTGTGTTGCAAAACGAAAACGGCGCGGGCAAGGTCATGAGCATGGGACGCACAACGCCGACCAAACACACACACAAAATGAAAGCTACAAAACACCTCGAAAAGATGAAAGCCGAAACCAAGCAAGAGCGGGAGTTGCGCTTTGCGCGAATCAAAGCGGAAAACAGAAAGGCGGGAAGACTTCCGATTGCGGTTCGTGTTTGAGTCAACCACACAAAAGCTTCGTGAAAAAAAAACAAGGCAACCGCAACGCCGCCAAACCAGTCAGCAGACGCCGCGTGCCAATTTCTGCGCGAGTCCTTCCCGAAACCGCAGCGGCCCTGCGCGCCGACAAACGCGGCGTAGGCCGGGCGATTGATGCTCAAACATTTCTTGTGGAAAAAACAGCTCCACATTTTCAACAACCCAACACATGAACACCACACTGCTCCTAGTCCTCCTCGCCCTCTGCGTCTCCATCATTGGCGTTATCGCCCTCGGTGGCGACTGGGCCAACAAGAACCTCGACGAAGCCAACCGCGGCAAGTCCCGCGATTTTCTCGCTCCCAAGCCGATCGCATCAATCAAGTCACGCCCCAAAAAGCGCGCCCGCAACGGAGGCCGCAAGTGAAGCAGGATCAATTTTGCTCTGGAACCTACCTAGCCAACCGCGCCGCCGATGGGCGCGACTACCCTGAGCAGGCACCTCTGCGGCACGAGTCGTTTGAGGCAAACGGCGAGCCAGAAGACCAGCCGGCGCCCGCGCCAATGAATGCCTGGGCGACTCTTGCCCCACTTACTTTTCACGAGGCTGCTCTCAGCATCGTGAGATCCCACCACATCAACACCGAGAACCTATGAACACAGACAGATCCACAGTCAGCATAAACGAAGGCCCAGCCATTGACGCAGGGCGCTTCAGCGAGATCGCAAACGCGCTGTCCCGCCCTCGCCACATCCTTCAAACAATCCTGGCACTCACCCACGAGGCCATTGCAAATCAGATTGAGGAGGTCGAGTTAGCCGCAGCAGAAGCCGCTGGCGACACCGACGACGACAAGCCCGTTGTGGCAAAACTCTCCTTGGCCATCTCGTGGCCGGCGGGCGAGCCGATCCCAGAGGTGACGGTCAAATCATCCTACTCGGTGAAACGCACAAACGAAGCCACGGCCCTTGCCGATGGCGATCAAGGCAAGCTGCCGTTCGGCGCAGGGGAGGAATTCAAATGAGCTTAAACATCACCAAAGGCCCGCGAAAGTCCGCTGTGCGAGCCGTAATTTACGGCGTCGAGGGCGTGGGTAAGTCCTCGCTCGCCGCGCTCCTTCCCGAGCCGCTCTTCCTCGACCTTGAGGAAGGCACCCACCAGCTTGACGTTGCCCGCTCGTCGGTCGATACGTTCTCCGGGCTGCAATCCGCGCTTGCTCAGCTCGCGGTCAATACGGACGGCTACAAGACCGTCGTCATCGACTCCGCCGACTGGTGCGAGCGACTCGCCGCCGAGGCGCTGCTAAAAAAGCAGGGCAAGAAATCCATCGAGGATTTCGGCTTCGGCAAAGGACACATCATGCTGGCCGAGGACATGGCCCGCACGCTCGCCGCCTGCGATACCCTTATCGGCCACGGCGTGAACGTGGTCTGGGTCGCCCACGCCAAGACGGTCAAGGTGTCGCCGCCTGACATGGTGGACGGCTTCGACCGCTACGAGCTAAAGCTCCACAAGCAGACCGCGCCTCTCTTTAAGGAGTGGGCCGACTTGTTGCTCTTCGCAAATTACGAGACCACGACCGTCAAAGGCAACGACGGGCGGGTAAAGGGCGATGGCGGCAAACGCCGCGTGCTCATCTCCGAGCGCGCCGCGGCATGGGACGCAAAAAACCGATATGGTCTGCCTGAGATCATGCCAATGATCCACAACGAGCTCCCGCCTGAGCTCGCCGCGATCTTTGCCGGTAAGATGACGCCCCGCGCAGCCGCTCCGGTGGCTGCTCCTGAGCCAGCTCCGGTCTCGGTGCCGGTGGCGTTGGCTACGCCTCAGCAGATCGCGACGCTCACCACCTACGGAAAGACCTCGATCTGCGCCAAGATTATCGACGCCGCGCTCGCTCACTACGGGCAGATCAGCCCTTCCGACCTGACCACCGATCAGGCCGCAAAGGTGATCACTCGTTGCCAAGAGGAAATGAACAAGCCTGCACCAGCAGCGAAGCCCACCGGCCCGCTTGCAACCGCTGCCGCTCCGTTCGTTTGGTCCGCCGCATTCGCGGACTGGATGGCAGCAAACGAGGACGCGGTTAATACGTTCCTCATCGGTAAGTTTTGGATCAACGCCGGCCAGACTTGGCGTGACCTCAGCGCCGAGCGCGCCGAGTCGCTTATCCAACGCGAGGCAGCGTTTGCGGCATCGGCCAAGATCCCAGCGCGTGGAGGTGTAGCGTGAGAGTGTTGACTGAAGAGCAGAAGGCGCGGCGGCAGGTAACTCTTGCCGCGTGGCGAAAAGCCAATCCTGAAAAGGTGAAGGCGGCGACTGCCGCGTGGCGAAAAGCCAATCCTGAAAAGATGAAGGCAACGATGGCCGCATGGCAAAAAGCCAATCCTGAAAAGGTGAAGGCGAAGGCTGCTAAGTGGCAAAAAGCCAACCCTGAAAAAGTTAAGAGGCGAAAGGCCGCATGGCAAAAAGCCAACGCTGAAAAAGTTAAGAGGCGAAAGGCCGCATACTACAAAGCCAACGCTGAAAAGTTAAGGGCGGGGATTGCCGCATGGAAAAAAGCCAACCCTAAAAAGGTTAAGGCGCAAAGTCGCCGATCCCGTCAGCACGCCCACCTCTGCGAGCTACAAACCACAATCGCGGCCATCCAGAAGGTCGCTGCCACTGCACAAAAACAAATCTCAGCCCAAATCCAAAAATGAAAACACAAATCGAAATACACAACGCCCTACCCGACAGCGTAGAGAGCTTCCTTACGCTGCTACAAGGCAGCGCCAACACGCTGCTCCAAGCCGCGCAAATGCTCGTTCGCCTCAAGGAGAACGACCCGACCATCATCGACCAGGTGGTAAGTGCAGGCGCATCACCGCGCCTCGTCGGTGATCTGCTACGCGTCGGCGAGGGCAGTCTTAATCCAAGCCTGCTCTTCGACAACTCCGCCGCTGCCAAGAAGGTCAAGCAGTTGCCCGTCTCCGCTCAGGCCGAGATCATCAAGCGCGGTGCGGTCGAGGTGGTGATGGGCGGCAGTGAGGCCGACACCATCATGGTCCCGCTCCACGCGATGAGCCCAGAGCAGGTTAAGCAGGCGATTGGGCCGACTGGGCAGCAAAGCCGCGCCGACCAGCTTGCCTACATCCGCCGCAACTCCCGCCCCGCCGGACCCGACATTGACCAGCCTGCCTATCTGGCACGCAAGGATCGGCTGATCATCAACCGCCCGTGCGAGCTCAGTCGCTTGCAGGTGATTCGCTTGCTGGAGGAGATGTCGTGAGCGCCCCCATCACCCTCACTGGCATTGGCGACGCCCAGATCCAAATCGCCATCAGCTCCCACGCGCTGCGCTCCGAGGCGCTGACCCGCGCTCAGGCCGTCCTCTCGGTTGGTGATGCGATGGATGCCGCCGAGGCATCCGACGCCCTACGCCTCCTCACCCAGCTTTCTAAGCAGGTCGAGGCGGCACGGGTCGAGGTCGGCAAGCCGGTCCTTGAGCTCACCCGAAAAATCAACGCCACTGCCAAGGATTTTATTGGCGAGGTGCTGGAGGAGAAGGCCCGCCTTGAGGGCATCCTCGGCACGTTCCAAGCCGCACAGCAACGCAAGGCCGACGCCGATCGCCGGCTGGCGCAGGACGAGGCCAACCGCTTCGCCGCTGATGCCGCCCGAGCGCAGCACGCGGTCGAGCGGGCGGTCAGCGCCACCGAGATTGAGAGGAGCCAGCAGGCCGCAGCCGAGCTTGAGGTGAAGGCCATCGAGGCCCGCGTGGCGGTCGCTGCTATCGCCGCAATCAAGCCGGAGGGCGTCGCGCTCCGGCAGGCATGGAAGTTCGAGGTCGTGGACATCAACGCGCTCTTCAAGGCGCGCCCCGACCTTTGCGTGATTGAGCCTAACAACGCGGGCATCCGCGCCCAGATCCCACACAACCAATCTCTGCCAGGTCTCCGCATCTGGCAGGAAGCCAAAGCCAGCGTCCGTAACTAATTCAACGCCCAACCCAACACTACCATGTCACAACATCCAACTGGCCGATTCACGGCCCTTGTCCAGAAAGC